CAGGAGGAGGAAAACTAAAACCTCCTCCCTTCAATCATGCAACTTAATTTTGAGGGTGCTGTAATTAACTTAAATCAGAGATGAGTACACCCTCATAGGGAAATGAAAACCCCCAAAAAATATTTTAATATAATAAAAATTAATTTGCAAATAATACTTGACTTTAACATTTTACATTGTAAACTTAGTTAAGTAATCAACTTAAATATCTTAAATATGTTAAACAAACTAACAAAAAAAATCTTATTAAAAGAGCATAAATTCGATATGTTCTATATATATAAAACAGATTTTCATAATGAATTTTATTTAACTAAATTATCTAATCTAAATTTATTAAAATCTTTTTTGGTAAAATTATTAATTAAATTTGTGTAATTATGATAAATTTAAAAGACACAGCAATAGCAACTATACTTGTTTTGATCTTTGTTTTCTGTAGTGGATCAGCTTTTTTATATGGGGTAAATCATTGTAAATCTCTTTATAATAACAATGATGAAATTAGACAATGCTTAAATATTTAAATTATGATTTATACAATAGAAACGAACAAAGGAGGATTTGAAGGCGAATCAATAGAGGAAATTATCGCAGTTATAGTGTATGATTGCATTTCCAAAGATTGGATACCTGATATTAAAGATATTTTTTGCAATGGCGAAGAAACAGATTATAATATTTCTCAAATTCAAAAACAAATTGATGATGAGATAGATTATACTAATAAATATGAGGGCAGAATTGATCATGAAGGAAAAGATACAAATTATTTTGAAAAAAGACTTGACCTTTAACATTTTAGGTTGTAAACTTAAATATATAATTAACTTAATCAAAAAATCATGAAATATAAATTAACAAATAAAAAAATTGTTGGAAATATTGCCTTTTACCAAATCGAAGCTTTAAAAGACTTCTTAAATGTAAAAAAAGGAGATTCTGGAGGATGGATAGAGAAGGAGAGTAATTTAAGCCATCACGGCAACTGTTGGGTTTCTGGTGATGCTAGAGTTTCTGGTGATGCTGAGGTTTTTGGTGATGCTAGAGTTTCTGGTAATGCTTGGGTTTCTGGTAATGCTTGGGTTTTTGATGATGCTAGGGTTACTGGTTATGCTAGGGTTACTGGTGATGCTCAGGTTTTTGGTGATGCTGAGGTTTTTGGTGATGCTAGAGTTTCTGGTTATGCTAGGGTTACTGGTAATGCTTGGGTTTCTGGTGATGCTAGAGTTTCTGGTAATGCTTGGGTTTTTGGTAATGCTAGAGTTTCTGGTAATGCTATAATTAATTAACTTAAATTAAAAACAAAAATCATGGCACTTAATACATATACAGAAAATGAAAAAAAGACTATTGATTCTATAAATACACAAATAGATTCAATAAATAATGCTATTGCTAAAAAAACTATCACTCCTGGCGATGGCGAAGAAATTATTGATAAGCTATATAGCAAAATATCAGTAATTATGGGACAATCAGTTAACAGAACAAATTATTAAATTATGACAGAAGAAAAAAAATATAACTTTGGAGAAAAAACAAAAGAATTTGTTGAGGGGGTTGAATTACCAGTATGGCAAAGCCCTAAATATATCCAATCAAAGCGAAAAGCAATAGAACTTATTGAAAAAGGAGATTATGGATTAAGTGAGGGAGATTTTTGGATATTAAAGAATAAAATCAAAAAAACTACAATGATGTATAGTGGTTTAATTATAAGCCATAATGGTTGCTTAAAAATAAATGATAAACTTGATGATAAATTAAAATTTAAACCAGACTCAGTCAGTTTTCTTAAAGATGAAAATCAAGAAAAAGTAATGCAATATATTAGTATAAGTCAAGGCATATATGAGTTTGGAGAGTTATCCTCTTTTAATTGTAAAAATCAATACCCTTACGCGATGGTATTAAAACGTTTAATGGATAGGGTTATCCTTAAAAATAGCAAAGTTGGATTTTTCGGTATTTATTCGGAAGCTGAGAGTGATGAGTTTAAGAAAGAACCAGATTTGAAAAAAGACGATATTTTAGAAGAGGAAAGACAATCTTTATATGATGAGTGCAAAGACTTAAGAGATAGTATTATAGGCGAGTTAGAGATGGCTATTAGTTTAGATAATTTAAGAGCAATTTGGGAAGAGAATGAAAAAGACATAAAAACTTTAAAAAGCAGAATGCCTAAAATGCATGAAACTGTGGAAAAAAGGAAAGAAGAATTAAAAACTAAATTACAATAAAAATGACTATAAAAGAATTAGAAAATAAAATAATTTCTATTAGTAATTTGGTGGATAGGTTTGATGATCTTTTTAAAGATAAACAGACTATCCCTACAAAGCATGCTAAAAGATTTTTAAATAACCTAAAATTACAATTAAATGAAATCAAATAAATTAACAAATCAAGCAATTAATAATATAATTGGTAGGCATGTGAAGAATGTTAGATTATCACATAAGAAAAGTCGCAATCAAATAGGAAAAGCTATTAATATTAATCCTCGAACTTTAGAGGAAAACGAAAAAGGAAAATATAAATTCACTCTTGAGCGATTATTTTTTATAGCAGATAGTCTTGGTATATGTGTTACTGAATTAATTCCTGCCAAATTAAAGGGAAGAATTAACAAGAACAATAAGACTAATTCCGATAAGAATATATGAAGCTATCATAATTAATAGTTTAGTTAATATGGCGGTTATAATAATTAAAATTTTTTAATATGCAAGAATTAAAACAAATACAGGAAGAAAATAGAAAAGCTGTAATCATGGCTTGTAATCCAGAAGCAAAGACTTATGAGGAGGCTTTGGAGATGGAGTTGGGATTTGGTTGCGAGTTGAGTGTTAATGATAATATTTTGTGTTATATCAACGAGGATCCAGTTTATAATGATGAGAAACCAATTTTTAATAAATACACTCTCGAAGAAGTAAGAGAAATTTCAACAAATAGGTTTACAAAAATAGATAAATTTAAATTAATTGGCTGTAATGATTTAAGGGATTTTAAAGATGTTAAAATTATAGGCAAACCCCTAACCCTAAACAGAGTTTTGGTTGCTTTGTCTGATAAACTATATCAAATGGACATTTGGCAGGAGGTTTATATTACAAATTTAAAGTTTTTGACAATGTCAGCTTTTGGAGGTGTTAGGCTTGAAGAAACTGTAATATTTGAGTGGAATTTAACAAAAGAGACTCTTGAAGAACAGAGTGAGGAAACTCAAAGAAAAATAAATAAATTATTAATATGAAAGAAAAAGATTTAAAAATTCACATAGAAAAGTCTTTTAGATTTTGTAAGTCAGAAAATGTAGAAAAGGAATTTACCCAGTTAAAAACTTACATTCAGCTTTTAAATAAAAAAAAGGAGGAATTTATATTAAAAGTAATTACTGGGAAAAAGACTCATCCACAATTAAAAGCTTTTTATAGTGCTAGAGATCAATTATTACCGCAATATAACAAAAGAGAAGAAGAAAGAGGTGAGGAAACTTTTTGCAAAGAGCAGTTTAAATATGCTTTGAAAATTGTAGGTAAATGGCATATAGAAAAGAATAATCAATTTATTCCTAAATCTTTTGATGATATAAGTAAAGATGATATGATGATGGTGTTAGATAATATTAATAAATGGGCGATGATAAGTGGCTTTTCGTTGTGTATTGATAAGCAATTAATGGATTTAATAAAATAATTATGAGTAATAAAAATATAATAGAGGGTCTTAAAATATTAAATAGTTATTGTGAGGATGGTTGTGATAGTATATACTTAACTCATGATACTGTGTGGTTTACGAGTGTTGGAGATATGAAGGATGAAGATATAGAAAAATTAATAGACTTAGAATGGTTTCAAGAGGGTACTATTGACGAATATCAGTTAGACGGAGGAAGTGATTTTAAATTAAAACATTTTAATCCTGATGAAGATTGGACTTATTATGTATAAATAATTATGACAGAATTAACGACTAAACTTCTCAAGGAAGCCATGGATAGATTATATAAAGAGGTCACCGATCATAATTCGCAAGGAAAAGCTAAATGGAAAAAAACTAAAGAAGGATATAAATATTCTAGGAAGCACTTGGTTTTTATTAAAAATGGTAGTACCTTTTCAGAGTTGAAATTTACGATTAAAGTAATGAGTAATTTTTGCGAGATTTTTGGCTTTAAAAACTTTTGGCAATTAAAACATTATAACCCTAAATTAGCTGTTGCGGCTCTTAAAATTATTGAAGATTATGATAATTGAATTATTTGATCTTCCAAAAATATCTACAAATAAGATTTATGCAGGAGTGCATTGGAGACAAAGAAAACAACAGAAAGATCAATTTTTATTATTGACAAATTCGTTTAAAAAATTGGAGAAGGTAGAAAGAAAAGTTGATTTAGAATTTACTTTCTATTTTAAAAAGAAACCTCTTGACAGTTCTAATTGCTCATATCTTGGAAAATTATTAGAAGATTGTCTTGTTGCTCATGGAGTATTGCAAGATGATACGATTAAATTTGTTGATAAGGTTAGTTATCAAAGCTTGAAAGGAGATCAAAATAAAACTATAATTAAAATTAAATAATAAAATGAAAGTATTAGTAGCTTGTGAAGAATCTCAAAGGGTAACAATAGAATTTAGAAAGTTAGGAATAGAAGCTTATTCTTGTGATGTACTGGATTGTAGCGGTGGCTATCCCGAGTGGCATATAAAAGGTGACGCTATAAAAGAAGCTTATAGTGGTAAATACGATATGATGATTGCCCACCCTCCTTGTACTTATTTAAGCAATGCGGGGGCTAGGTTCTTATATCCGAAAGGAATTTTAAACCAAGAAAGATATAAAAAAGGATTGGAAGCAAAAGATTTTTTTATGAAATTATTAAATGCTCCTATTGGCAAAATTTGTGTTGAAAATCCTGTTCAGAGTAAAATTTTTAATATTCCGAAATATAGTCAAATAGTTCAGCCTTATTATTTCGGTGATCCTTTTAAAAAAAAGACATGTTTGTGGTTAAAGAATTTACCTTTATTGAGGCATACACATGTTGTAAACGCTCCTGAAAGTACCAAAATAGCTGGTAATTGGTTTAATAAGGGTGGTAAAGATAGGCAAAAAAATAGATCAAAAACATTTGAAGGAATAGCAAAAGCAATTGCTAACCAATGGGGAAATGAAAAAATAAAACTATAATTAAAATAAAATGAAAGCAACTAAACAAGAAAGGGCTTATATGGGTCGTGTTGCCGAATTAGGCTGTGTAATCTGTGGAGGAATACCAGAAATACATCATAACACGAAAAATAGAGGCTATGGAACTAAGTCAAGCAATTATGATATAATGCCACTATGCCCTCACCACCATCGAGGAGAAGAGGGTATTCATCACATAGGGGTAAAAACATGGGAAGATAAATATGGTGATCAAGATGATCTAGTGAAGCAAGTTAAATTAAGAGTATATGCTGATATATTACAAAATGATTATCCAGAATATGAAGCGGAAAGAATTGGGAAGAGTGTGAGGGAGTTAGAAAGTTTTATTTTAAATAATGAGATATGACTAAAGTAAAAGATATAACATTTCACTATACTAAAGATGAAATGGTAAAAGAATTAATACCCATAATACCTATGGGTATTGAAGACTCTATATTAGATGCGGGGAGTGGTCTAAATAAAATTTGGTTTAATAATTTTTATCAGAAAAATAAGTTTGAATGTGAATTAGAAGATGGGTGTGATTTTTTAGTTGATTGGGTACAGAAAGTTGATTGGGTAGTTGGAAATCCCCCATACCATCTAAGTTGGAAATTTACAGAAAAAGCAACGCAGATAGCTAGTAAAGGTATTGCTTGGTTAATAAATAATCAAGCTTTAAATTCCCATTGCACTCCAAAGAGGGTGATGCTTATGAGACTACGAGGTTTTTACCTTAGTAAAATACATGTAGTTTCTGATAAACGCTGGTTCGGTAGATATTATTTTGTAATATACACTAGGAAACCAAATGATTTTTTAACATCAACAATGAAAAGTTTTTAAATGAGATATGATTTATTCTGGAATAATAACTAAAATATAATTTTGGAATTTTGCTCTTCGATATTTAGAGTAAAATTATTAGGTAATATCTTTTTTAGATATCTTAATGTGTATAAAGAATTTTTTATATATAATGCGTTATTATGTTCTGATATAGTATTACCGACTAAAACGCATCCTTCAGTATGACTTATATCATTTCCTTCATGAATTTCAATTAAGCCTCTACCAGGAACATCGTAAATCCTCCACCATTTAAATCTTCCAGTATTATCATTTTTAACTTTGTATTTTCCTGTTGGGATGCAGGATATTATGCGTTGGTTATCTATCCAGGGATTTTCTAATGTGTGGGCTATTCTTTTATTTTGATAATACATAACTCCTCGAACTCCATATTTACTTAATAAAGTTCTTTGTAAAGTTACTTCTTTTGATGAAAACATATTAATTTAAATTTTTAATTACATCAGATCCGACATAAGGGTTATGATAATCTATTGCTTCTTCTAATTTTTTAACATACTTGAAATCTTTTTCTTTTTCTAAGATCAGAATGCAAAGTCCGAATTTATCTTTCACAGCAGAGTAAGATAATACTTGACCTAAACATTCAGGCCATTTCCTAGCAAAATCATATTCAATAACAAAATGCTTAGTCTCGCAATCAATTCTACCTCCTTTAATCGCGACTTCTGTTTTACCACCTCTTGCCTTACAATCAATAGCTTGATATTCCTTTTCAAACTTCTTATTTTTAGCATAAAGATTGCCAGTAGCTAAAAATAAGATAATAATTATTTTAAATATAGTCATGTTAAAAAATTAATTCGTCGTCCATTATCGTTTATTAAAAATATTTATTATATACAACCCCAAAAGCATTTTTAATGCTTAACTCATTATTACGATCAAACCAATAAAAACCATAATAATCATTACCTTTAAATATACCAGCACCTAATCCTCTTAGCAAGCTAGATTTTTTAGTAATTAATCCATTATAATTATCATAAACATTAACATTTGATAAAATTATAGAAGTAGATGATTTAATATATTTAGTTTTAAATGCTTTTCCTAAGGCACAACTATCGCTTAAAAGTTTTCTTTTAATCTGGCCATTTGAAAATCTAATCTTTGTGGATTGCTGTAATAAGCGATTTGTTGAGCAGCTTAAAAAACTATCTTTCTTGAATAATGTTAAGCCTACATTAAAAGATTTTAACTGATCTTTTAATCTTCCTAAATGCTCGTTTTTGTTTATTTGATTATTATCTGTGTTGTGGTATGTTATAGTTTTTCCAATAAATGGCTTATATTCTGCACCATAAACTCTATCTGCCGCAGCAATAGACATTAAAATTATAACGAATAAAGCTATTGCATATATTATATTAATTTTCATTGCACTTTCTATTTAAATATTGCATTTCATTATAATTCAAGTTCTTAATATCTTCTAACTCTAAATTTTCTAAAACCTCTATTTTTGACAGAAGAGAATCAGGAATAGGTTTGTAAATTTCGCAAAAGCCATTAACATTAATTAATTCAATCTGCTTTTGCTTTACGCAACTGCTTAATAATATCACGAGGAGACTTGTCAATAATGCTGTTTGCAATTTCTCTATCAATCTTAGCATTTTCTTTATATTTTTTAATTTGTTCTGACATTACTTGATTATCTTCTTGAGCCTTTTCAAGATCGAAATCTTTTTTAGCAACCGACTTACCTTTAAAGTAAGCTCCTATTAAAGCAATAATACCACCTATTATTGATCCTACAATAGTTCTCATTTCTTGTTAATTACTATTTTTTTATCTTCAAAAACCCCCCATCCTAAAAGAGCCGCACCAAAACCAACCAACCATATGACAGGTGATATTAATTCTTCAAAGGGTACTTTTGGGGTTATGAAACAGCATAAAATCACAAGAAAAACAATTAGAGCAGTTCCAACTTTTAAAGCTAGAGAACCATATTTTCGTTTACTTGAAAAATTACCGTGAAAATCTTGTAAAAAAGAGTAGTTCATAATTAAATTTTAAATAGTGAGGTATTTAATATTGTGTTTGAGGTCCAAACTCAATTTTAAAAGCAAACATTTAGAATGTCAAGTAATATGTTACCAGCATATAATGCAAAAGCTAAACCAAAAGTAATTCCAAAAGATGCTATTCCAATTTTTATTGCACAGACTATACCACGAAAGAATATTCTTCCTTGTCGTCTATGTTTTCTAAAATGTTCTAAATACGGATTAACTCCGAGCAGGTCTTTTATCAGCTCCTTATCGTCATTTTTCATTGTCTTTATTATTACCCATACGATCAAAGAATCTCACTTCTACATCTTTTAAAGAATCTCCGTATTTTTTAAAGTTAGAATTTAATTCTTTTATATATTTTATTGATATTTCAGCGTTTTCATTATTATGTTTCTTTACTCGTTTTATTTCTTCTTTTAATTCTTTATTTTTTGTTATTTGAACTTGTTTATTATGCTCATCTAATTTTTCTATTTCCTTCTGCAATCGATATATTTCTTTTTTATTTTGTTCTGATTGAGATTTTAAATTATAAACTATGAAAAAAGTTATAGCCATGAAAGGCGTTATCTCGGAATTAACAACTAAAGAGGCAATTTTTATTATAGTGTCCACAGCATTCTTTTTTTAACTTTACTGCTTAAGCCCTTAAGCAAATTCTTAACCTCATCATTGTTGCATTTTTTTTCTTTGTTTGTGTTTGTTAATATGTAAACAATTATAACTCCTCGGTGATTTTTTATTACTGTAAAAGCTAAATCATTTATTTTTCTATGAGTAACATTTAATGTGTCTTGAATTGTTTTACATTTTGGCAATTCGTTTATATTATCAAATAAACTTACTCCTTGATTAGGAATTGAGTTAATAAAAGAATATGTACATTTATCTATTTCTTTTTCTTTTTGATATGCAATATTACCTTCCTTAACATCATTAATAAAATTATCATCTATCACTGTATAAAGTTTTGAGTAGGAATAAGTTTTTTTAAATATTCCCTTAACTGGAATTACAGATAAATAGTAACCTTTACCGCATTGTTTTAGTACTTTTTCTATCTCTTTATGCTCGAAATCATAAAATGCTCTAATGCTCGATCTGTTATAATCTAAATAAAATAAAAACAGTAAAATACAAATTAATGAAAATGATATACTCGGTAATTTAGTTTTCATATTTAACTATAAATTTAGGATTTATATTATCAAAATGTTTAAAACCAACCTCCACAAGTAATTCAAAAAGCTCTTGAGGTGTGTAATATCTAGCTAATAAATTTTCTGGCAATAATACAGCTTTCTTTAATGCTCTAAGAACACCTTCACTGCAAAATTGCTCTTTTCTTAAAGATGGTTCTTTTAATGATGAAGGGATAAGGCAATCTAAATTAGAATATAAAGCCTTGCTAAAAGGATATTTAGCTCCTTTGGTTAAAATCCAATGGCTAAGCATTGCTTCTAATTGTTTTTTTGTTATCTTTTGTGGTCGTAATACATCAATAGTTACAAAATCATATTTTGAATTTACCCAATTTTGCAATGGCGTTAATATAGTACCTTTTTTAGCATTAGCTTCGGCAATTTTGCCATTGATAAATTGTGCAGCATGCTCATATTGTGAAAGAGTCGTTGCTTGAATTAAAAACCTTGCAGGGAATAATATTGCAGATTTACATGTCAATTTGCTTGAGCAAAAAATTACATCTCCTTCTTTAACTTTAAAACTCATTATATATTAAAATTTAATTTATTATTAAGTAAATAGCCTTTAGTAAAGTCGTATGATTCAACATCTTTAATGCTTGTTAATGATTCTATTGCTTTTGTATGAGTTCTATATTGCTTAAAATTAGTTCTAGTAATGTTAAAAACTGCATACTTAAATTGCTTAAGCTGTGATAATTTAAGCGGCAACCATACACCAGTTGCGATTTCCCATTCAAAAGTAATATCATTATGAGATTTTCCTGTTACATCGGACTCATTTTCTAAATCATTAATAATTTCATTGAACCATTTTCTTGTTGTTTCGTAATTAGTACTTACTTGGAATTTTTCATTAATAGTCAATATTCTTACTTCGTCTGATTCGTGGAAAGTTTCAAGTTCTGCAATTTTTTTATTTTTAGCTTCCTGTAATAATTCTGCATTAATTTCTTCTTGACTTGCCTCAATATATTGATCTCTTATATTTTTACTTAATTGTAGATAATTATCTACTTCAAAAGTTTTAATCTCCTTTGTTTGTTTATCTTTTAAATATATCATAATTTAATATTGTTTAATGGAATCAAACCAACCTAAAGTCGTTACATTGAAATTATCCAATGTTGCAAAACTGGAAATATAAGAGATTTGACCAGAATCATTGCTCAATATATTTTTTTCTATTGCTCCTAAGTAATTAATGTCCGACAATAGATCAGCATTAGCAAATGTTGGAGATAAACTATTGTCATAAGGTGATAATAAATTTACATAAACATCCGCTGTATTAGCTCTATACATTGAAGCTCTAATTTTCACAACAACATCACGAGGTACGGTTACTGCGAAATTTACTTTAGAAGTAGACGCACTTCCTGCAATAGCTAAATCTAATATTTTTGTGGCATATTCAAAATGATATGAGCCATCAGGATTAAAAAGATATTCACCATTCCTTATATTACCTGAGCCATCAGTCCTTAATGCGGCAATTCTTTTTTTCTTAGTATAACCACTTGGTAAAATAGGTGAGACATGAGAAGTGGAAAATAAAAAATCTGCTGTTGAGGTTGTAGGGTTGTATATTGCAAACATAAAATATGTGCTATCCGCCGCAACCGATCCAGTATCAAGACCACCTTGATTAGTTCCTGCCGACCAACTATTATCAATTTGTTTAGTCAATGCTGTTGCTACCGCTTGACCTGATCCATCATCAAAATTAAAATTACCAGCAGTAAAATCAATATCGTGATCTGTGTCTGTACCATTTGAGATTGTTATTGGATTTGGTAAATAACTAACCCCATAATTTGTTGTTGTTGATTTTGTTAAGTTATTAGCATCAAAATAAGGTGCTTGTGGATTGTTTAAAATAAAGTCAGTACCATCATAAATAACTTTATAATATTGATCTTGCTGTAAATCTCCTGCTTCCAAATCTAACTTAGAACCTGCACCATCATATTTTTTAATGTTTTTAGCACCTACTGCACTAACATTTAAGGTTGATGCTCCTGTATTATCTGCATTAACTTTTAAATTAAATTCTGATCCTGTTGCATAAGCTGTAATAGCAGGAGAAGTGCTAGCTGTGTAAGTATCTGCTGAACCTCCGAGAGTTCCTAAAGTTCCATAAGAATTATCCTGCACTTGACCTAGTGCGATTGAATCTGTTCTTGCTGAACCGTTGGCAAGTCCTGTTATTTTCTTACTATTAAAAGGGATGTTTGCGGTAATGGTTGTTTGACCATCTTTTGTAATACAATTTGAAAGTCCAGTTGCAAAACCGTTGTCCTCACCGTCCATTCTAGATGGTTCAATATTAATCCCGTTCCCTGCATCGGTTGTCCAGTTATAAATTCTGTTAAATGTTCCTGATCCGTTAAAAGCCATAATTTTATAATTTATTTTCTAGGTTATGTAAAATTAGTTTAAAAGTCAATTACAATCCCATCTCTTTAATGCTAATCCTTTTCTAGTTAATTTACCATTTTTAGAGGTAGGTCCTTTTACTCCTGACATTCTAGCACAAAAAGATTTTCTTCTTGCCGCTGCTGTTTTACTTTTACTTGCTTGTTTAGCAGTAACAGGTGCTTTTAAATTGCTTCCAGTTGCTTTATTATATTTAGCTCTACCTTTGGCTGTTAATCCTCCTTTCTTGGATTTTTCACCTCTGCCTATTGATAAACTAACTGATTTCTTTTTCATTTCTTTTTATATGGTTTAGCTGTTTTTTTAGCTTGTTTAAATGCTTTTGCTGTTGGTGCACCTTTAGAACCTTTCTTTCTCATAGTTTCACCGCTACCAGCTTTTATTCTTTTTCTTTTTGCGTGTATGTTTGCGTATAATCCTTTTGGCATAATTTTATAATTTATTGTTAATCATTTTGCAAAGCTTGAGAACCTAATAACTCTGGTCTTAAAGACCTTACAAAATCTTTTAATATTCTTTGTTGTGTTTTACTTTGTTCTTTATTTATTATATTCTGTAATGCTTCAATTCCTTTTTCTCTATTTACTAATATTTCTGCGACTTGTTTTGCATTTTTTTTATTAAGTCCTGCGGCTCTGTTTTTTAAAGCATTTACTGTTACCCTTAATAATTCAGTTTTACCTCCTCTTGCAACCTCCGCACCACTTACTATTTTATCTAATACATCATCTTGAGATAGATTAAAATCTGATCTACTACCTCCTAATACTTTAAATCTAGTATCAGCCGCCGCTATCTCTTCTTGCATTCTCTTTTTAAAATCTGTAAATTTCTTTCCATCTCCTAAAGCTGCTTTTATTTTATCTACAATACTTAAATCATTAAATATCTTTTTAGCAGGATCATTACCTATTGAGGTATTTCTAACTATTCTATCTAACCCCTCTCTAAGACCTATTCTAAAAGCATCTTTTTCTGCAACACTCATTTCTTTTATCATCTTTTTGACTTGTTCGGCGGTTATTCCTTTTTTTACTATTTCTAACCCTTGCTCTTGTGCATTTTGGATTGAAGCAAAATCACTAAATACTTGTCTAGCTTTTTTATAATCTGGATTGAGTTGGTCAAGTTTGCTTACTAACTCTTTTTTAATTCCTTGTAATATACTTGCTTCTTGCCTTTCTCCTTGTTTGATTGCTTTTCCTATCTTGTCATCTAAAGACTTTTTGGCGGCATCAAGCATTACTATTGAATTATCACTTATGTCACTTGATAATCTAAATTTATTCTTAGCATCAGCAATATCTGGTGCAATTTTATTAAATAGTTCCCTATTTTTATTTATATCTAAAGTTGTATTTTGTTTAAAAGCCTTTTCATATAAAGGTGCTGCAATTTCGCTTCTTGCTTTTGCCAAATCGTCTATATTGCCAAAATAAGCACCTACTGGGGATATATCTTTTGACAATTGCTCGCTAACCCTTTTTACTGCTCCAAAACTTCTTTGATCTAATGCATCGGTAACTACATCTTTTGCTTGTGGTAATTTTGCGATGCTTCTTGTTAATCCTTTTACTTCATCTCCTGCTACATCTGGAATAACTGAAATTTTACCTTCTTGTAATTTATCTAAAATTGGTTGTGCATCTTCTGGTCTTATACCTTTTGCAATTATATCTTCTGGCTTGGTTGCTACAAATTGTCTTTTTACTAATCCTGCTGTGCCTTTTATTGTTTTGCCTGCACCAAGTAAAGCTCCACCAGTTAGACCACCTAACCCTGCACCTAATGCTACTTGCCCCACTCTTTCTTTTGCTGTTCCCTCTTCTGTTGGTTGTATAAGTTCTGCTGCCGCACCTCCTGCAATACCGCCTTTTATTAATCCCATTCCTGCACCTACTGGCAAAGCTGGAGCAATGCCACCAATAAAGCGACCTACCTTTCTTGCTGTTGAATCATCTTTTTCTAACTCTTTTTCTTTTGCTATTTGTTGCCCTATCTTTCCTGCAAATTCTTCTTGTCCCAATAGTTCAGCTCCTAATTGAGTTGCACCTACTGCCGCACGACCTAATCCTTCTGTAAATCCTGCCAAACCCTCTACTGTTGCAGTTCCTATTTTTGAAAGTAAAGACTTGTCTTGTTGAATAAAATCTTCCTGACCACTTAACAACCCTTTGTTGATTAATTTTTGTGTCAACTGCTCTTTGGTAGTACCTTCTGGCACATTTTTAATTATTCTCCCATCTGGTAATCTTATATCAGGCATTACAAATCATTAAAATCAATTATATTACTACCTCCTGTTGTTGGTGGTTCGTTACTTTTTAATGTATCACTAACTTTCTTTTCTTCTTTTATACCGAATTTTTTATTGAAGCTCTGTTCTATATCAGATAAAGTATATTCTTTACCTTTCCAACCTCTTAAAGTTCCTTCTTTTTCAAAGTATTTTGCGGCACTTTCTTTTGATTTTGCTGCCTTTTCCATTTGGTCAATTAAAGCGTTTAGTCTTTTAGCATTCTCTGCTTCGCTTAATCTTTCATCATAAGCTCTAGCTATCAATCTTTCACCCTCTTTTTCTGTGAATTGAGCACCAAGAATTAACCTTAAATTTCTTTGGACAACCTCCTCAACCCTTTGTTTTGTAGATAATGCTTCTGGGTTTGTAAATGCTATTATTTTATCTGGTACAAAACCGAACCCAGGACCTGATAAATTTTTCTTACTTTCTCCAGATGCAATCTTTAAGAGTTCGTCTCTTACTCCTTTTAATTGTGATATTTGTTTTTGACTATCTGCATACCCTCCTTTTGCCTTAAATTCTACATATTCTTCTGCAAAAGCTTTGTCAGTTGCTTTTTGCCCTTCTGATAATTTTAATTCTTCAGTTTTAACCTTCTTTGCCTTACTTCTTAATTGCTCGCCTTGTGTAGTTTTTATTGGTTCTGCTGTTCCAGTTTGTGGGTCAATCCTTACAAAACCCCCTTCACTTTCTCTTATATCATATTTTGGTGCAGTAGGTGGAGTTAATTCAGATTTAATAATTTGTTGCACTAAAGCATCTTGACTTGTTGGCGATAATAAATCAGCAAATTCAGATGAAATACCTTTTTGCTCTAATAACAAGCCCATTTTTTGCTTTCTTCTTTCATTTTCTGCCATTAATTTATCCCTTGCTTTTTTTTCAGCATAAGCACCTATTGCAGCAGTTCCTAATTGTGCAGCTAATACTCCATAACCGCCTCTAGGGTCAAAACCTTCTCCACTTGCAGCAGCCTGTCTTATTTGTCCTGCTCTTTTTAATTCTCTTTGTAGTAATTCTCTATTTATCGCCATAATTATTTATAAAGTTCCTATACAATTTAAAACAAACCACTTCCTATTAAAGCACTACCAATCTTTCCTAAACCCCCAATTAAAGCAGCTCTTTGTGTTGCACTTCTGTCTTTTCTAGCTTGCTCTGCTTGAAAAGCTCTATTTAAGCCAGCTTGTTCTGCACCGAATAAATCTAAACCACTAAATTGAGGTTGGAATTGTCCAAAACCTACTCCACCTACTTGAGCTTGACCAAGTAAAGATGCTAATTCATTAAATCTTGCCGATCTTTGGGCTTCTGCTGTTTGCACTGATTCAAAAGATAATTGTTGTAATTGCCTACCTTGTGATTGTTGCAACCTGTCTAATTCTCTTGCATAAGCCTCACTCCCTGCTGGAATGCCTCGATCTGCTAAAGATTGTTCTAATTGCTCTCTTTGTTCTGTAAAAGCTGGCTCTAGTAATTGTCTGCCTTGTTCAAATCTTGCTGATGGGTCTGTGCCTGGAAGTTCTATTCCCTGTAATTGAGATGAAAGACTTTTTGCCAATGCCTCCTGCCTCCCTCTTTGCTCTTGCTGGAAAGGTGATTCCTCGATTCTTACTGTATTGGTTAGGGGGTCATATATTTGCATTCCTCCTGGACCAACGATATTAGGATTATTTAATAGTAAGTCTTTTTGTTGTTCTGGTGATAGTTTAGAAAATAAATTTGCTGTTGTTATTTGTTCAGGAGTTGCTCCTGCCTGTGCCAGCTTTACCCCTACTTTACCAAATCTTCCTGCTGCAGCTCCTAATCCTGCCCCAAGTGCAGTCCCTGCAGCTAAAGATGCTCCACCAGTTAATGGAGTTAATACCCCACCTATTAAAGCACCTGACATAGTAGGGTTTAAACCTGTTGCTTTTGATACACTCCTAACTCCTTTCCCTACTGCTTTTTTAAAACTTTTACCAATCCCCATTATAAAATATTATTAACTGTTACACTATAGTCGGTTCTGTACCAACTAAGCTGTTGACCATTTAAGGCAACAAATATTTTCATTCCTAAAGCTACACCCTCTCCAGAAGTTACAACTAGTTCATTTCTAATTGCACTTACAGGAGACCAAGGCGAACCCCAAGGAGATCCCCAAGGAGTGCCAGATGAAACACTACTAACATCTTGACTAACTGCCCTAGAGCCATAATCAAAACTAATTATAGTATTTAAAACAACATTACCATCAACATTGATTACATTTCTAAACTCATTTACCACTTTTTCTTGTGGAGAGCCTAAATCAGAATAAGCAGCCTGTACTGTGCAAGGGATATTGCTCCCATTGTCATTTAAGCCATCATCCGCTTTCATTATAGACCCATTTTCCCCAAAATACAAGTTATTATCATATAATCCCCAAGTCCTAGCATTCATATTTGAAAACTCAAATCCTGCTCCTGTAATTGTATTTAGTCCATATTGGATATAAGTTGTATTAGTTGCTACTGGCACATTAAAAAACAACCAACCACCAATAGAAGCTTTTGGATATAAAACAACCTCCCAACCATAATTTGAAGAATAAGCATTGGCAGAGTCTAAGGCGGCACCAGACAATTTAGTTTGAGAAGTTACTGCACCACCATTCTTAAATACTTCTGAAAAGAAAACAAAATCAGGTCTTGTCATTATCGCAACATCCCCACCCACTTTTACAACCGATCTTACACTTAATGGCTCACCTATTTTATATATACCAATTAAATTCCAATCATTGGCACTTGAAGGATTAGAACCATCATATAATAATGCAGTGCCACTAGACATTATGAAAAGGGCATAATCATCTACTCCATCACCGCCATCGTGATTCCAAGTCGCCATTGCAATTAAATTACCTCCATAAGGAGCTATGCCAGCAAGATCAAACTTATGAAATGAACCTTGGATGGCATTTGTAGATCCGTAATAAAAACAAGAGTCATCAGTTGACCAAACATAGAGTCTATTTTTATGTACATTGCAACCATCTAATTCTGACGGTGTTAATCCTGAACTGTGTATGGTTGAATTGCTTAATGTTGATCCGTCATAAACTTGTGGTGTGTCTGCTCCATTAAATAATAATAGATTACCATTCATATTAACAGTCTGCCATCTAGCATTTGTAAAACCTGATCCTAAATTAGATATTGAGGCAGGATTTGTAACATCGTTTATCTCATCTGAATTTGCACAAATAAATTTTTTAGTTGTGCCATCTCTTAATTCTGCTAAAGTCTCGATATTACCATTTAATCCTGTTGCATATACTGAATAACCTTTTCTTGTTACTACTTTGCCTTGAGATGGAAACCAGTTTTTCATTTCTGGAGCATCAGTTGCTTCCATTTGAGATAATGAGTCACGAGTATTAAGACCGCCAGTTGGAGCAGCGACATTAGTTCTTAATGCTTGCCCTACTCTTTCTTGTTGTAGTCCTGGATATTGTCTTAATAACTCTAATACCATTATGATTGATTTATAATTTCAGGATAACCAATTTTACCATTTCTAAGCCTTGTAACTGAATGTCTTATGGTATGCCTACCAGCATTTATTCCCACCCTTTCAGCTAAAGCTAAATTTGCTTGTCTTTGATCTTCTGCATAAGGTCTACCTTGTACCTTAAGAAGATTCCAGGTTGCATCTAATTTTAATATAAATTCATCTATTACAGGGACATCGGTATCAGCAAGCCAGCCAGTTTGACCAGTTCCACCACTGCTTTTAACAATATTTTTGCTTATATACTCAAATACATAACCATCTGTACTGGTTGGGGTAGGAAATATTAATATTTCATCACCTCTAAACCTGTAATACTCATTGACCGCACCAGAGCCAACAGTACTATTGACAAGCTCCCTCCAATCTTCTGGAGATATAGAACCAATCATTTCTTCTTTGTCGGTTGTATTCCAGAAAGAATTATTAATTATCCTGTCAAAATCGGTAGGCAATGAATAATTATTCTGAGATGCAACTGCATTAAAACTATATTCTTTTGTTAGTTCTTGCCAATCGTAAGATCTTGAAAGATTTACGATTGATCTTTTAAGCACCTCCAAAATTTGAATAGCAACAGGTTGATTGTTACCAATAATCGTACTTGGTATTGTTGCAGATTTTGTTTGTTGCAATATCTCTTGGGCGATGCTTAATAGTGTCATTATTTTTTATTTAAAGACTGTTTTAGATTTTTAAAAACTTCATAAGCATTTGAGAATCTTTCGTTATCATGCATATAAAAACTATCTCCTGTCTTTTTGACGAATTTTTGCTCGCCAGATGGTCTGATTAATTTAGTATATTTATCGTTAGACCCGTAAATAGAAATATATTCTTTTACTATTGTGCCATTGTTTTTAGTCTCTATTTCTTTTTCAAAAAACGCTACATTAAAACCATTCTCTTTGATATGTCTTGCTCTATCTAAAGTTACAATTTCGCCTTTCTTAAAATTTTGTTTAGTCATATTATATATAATTGCACTAGGGGGAGTTACCCCCTAGCAGTTAAAATTAGTTATCTTTACCGTCAGCAACTTCAGGTCTAGCAATTTCTAATTCAGCTAAACCAGTTGAAGGGGTATCAATAGCAGATGCACCTTTACATCTTCTAATATAGTCACCAGCAACATCAGCATCATCAATAGTACCTGCTGTTGATGTTAAGTAACAGTCGGCATTATCAGCAAAAGATGCACCAACCTTGCCAACAGCTTTACCGCCGATTTGGTACCAACCATATTCATTAGCAACAGTTGCAGCCATTGCAAAAGCTACTGGGCCAACAGCATTAGGAAGTGCTAAAGTTGTTGAGAAGTCATCAGCATTATAAATAACAGCCGAACCGACAGCAGTTGAAGCAACGCCTTTTAGATAAATAAACTCACCAACACCATAATCAGTAGTATCTTTATCTATTGCTTTAATAATAGTACCTAAAGGCACATTTTTAGTTGAAGAATTTTCATCAATCTTTTGATTGTAGATTGTGATTTCTGTACTTTTAAAATTTGACATATTTATAATAAATTGTGGGAGGTTTTACCCTCCCTGTTAATTAGTCGATCATTACACCGTGAACTCTTGCATTATCAATAGTAAGGTTCATTAAACCTGTAACTGGTAATACATAGACATCCTGGTTTACTGGTCTAGTTACCTCACCTTCTTCTAAGAAGTCGCCTAAATGCTTTAATTTAACATGGTTAGTATTTAAGAAATACATATGATTAGCTGGGCATTCTGGATCATAATAAACCTCTGCTCCTTTGTACTTTAATACATCGAAACCTAATTTACCTAATCTACTGTCAGAAATTCTTTGGATAGTTTGTAAAGAATCTTCAAAGAAGCCAAAATTCACATCATCAGCAGTAATTAAATCAGGTTGCTCACCAGCTTGTGCTTGACATCTTCTATATAAAGAGTTCATAGCAGACTGAATAGTTGTAGCTGATTTAGTTACAGACTCAACAGAAAAATCATAAAGTTTGTTTCTAAAGAAAGCACCATCAGTAGTTGATCTGTCAATTCCACCTACTGTACCAGTTGTTGGATCGTCAGCAACTAATAATTGTAAACCGCCGATTTCTTGACCACCTGAACCAGTACCATCAGAATAAATTGCAGTACCAATAGTGTTTTTTAATGAACTTTTTAAGTTTTTAATTTGTTCGTCCATTAAATTTACGATTTGCTCTTTTCCTGCGTTTTGCTTCATTCGTTTACCAGAAATGCTAATTGTACCAGAAATAATTTTTTGCTCAAAATCAGCAGCAGTAATTACATCTTGTGGGGTAGTGTCAAAAGTGTCATATTCACCTTGGAATTGAACCGTGCCATTAGAAGCATAAGTTAAATTTTCTCTGAAGTTTACACCACCAGACTCACGAACTACATTTCCTGCATCGTTTAATTTAATTAGTAAAGGGTGAAAGTTTAAGATGTTATCAGTAACATCTTTTTTGTAGTTATTGAGTGTTGTTGTCAATAACTGCGAAATATTAGGATTTGCCATTGTTTAAATCTATTAAAATTATTATTAAAATAGATGTTTAAAACTATTCAAAGAGTTTAGCAATCGCCTCAGCATTTTTTTCTTTAGCAGATAAATTCCTTTTACTATTGGTTGAATTAGGAGAATATTTTTTATTATTCTTTACCTTAGCAAGAGCCTCTTGTTGTTTAAGCTTCTCCCTTAAAAGTAATTCTTGTTGTTGCTCTGCTGCCAATTCATCATCAAGTAACACTGCTTTATGATATGCCTTTTCTAAGGTAAGTGTGCCATTTTGATCTGCTTGAAACAATAGAGCCATATTCTGTCTAACTCTTTCAAAGTAAGGATATTTTAAAGAGCCATCTTCATTTTCAGATTGTGCAAAAGCTGTTAATTCTTGCTGAACAGTCCGAGCCTGATTATTAGCTTCTCTATCTCTTAACTCTTTTAGTTGTTTTTCAACATCTTCAAGTTTTTTCTTTTGCTCAAGCTCTTGCTCTGTAAGATATTCATCTTCATTATTTGCAACAGGTTTATTCTGCAAGGAAGTTAATTCTTCCACTTTAGCTCGCATTTCTGCCAACTCTTTCCTAGTATTCCCCAGTTCAAGACTTCTACGATCAAAATCTACTCTTCTTTTTTTTGTAGCTTCTATTGCTTCTTGTCTTAATTCTGGGTCTTTGATCTTTTTGACAAGTTCTTTTTCTTCTTTTGTCCAACCGCTAGTCAGCTTAAGAAATTTTAACTCCTCTTCTGGATCGTCATTTAATTCTTCAACTGGTGCATTTTCTGCACCACTTGCTTCCTCATTTTCATCAATATTATCTTCCTGGACAGGCTCTTGATTCTCAATTTCTTGATTCTCTTCTTGCTCTCCTAGAATTTCAGCTATTGATTGGCTGTTTTTCTCTATTGTATCTGTCATAAAAATATATTTAGATAAAATCTTTCTGTATTATAGGTTATGTAAAATTAATTGTCAAGGTTATGTAAAATTAGTAATCTTTTATATGGCAGTTGTTAGCTTTTAAATGATCTAAATAACCGCCTTTTGTTGTGTAGACTCTTCCATCAACCTGACTTTCAATTCCTCCATACTTAGAAATATAGCCATCAATGGTCAAATCTTCTCCACAAGCAGGCATTTTTCTTTGTTTTGATGCTCCACTTCTTCCATAACCATCAAAAACCCACTCTTTTTTTCCGTCTATGATTTTTAAAACCTTTCTAGTCATTTTTTAACAATTTCAACTTTTCTTTTTCACACCTTTTAATCAAGGTATTTAAAATTTCTATCTTATCAATTTTAGGCAATATATTCATGTTATCCTCTAATGGTGAGTCATAACCCTCAAATAATTCGCCGTCCTCACTTATTCCTAGAATTTTAGTCATTTCTTATTTGTTCATTAAGTCGTTGTGTTCTTGATTCGATTATCTCTTCTGGAGATGGTGCTACTTTTTCTAAAACTTTTGCTTGGCGATCTGCCGCCTTGTTTGCATCTTCAAAATCAATCTTATCTTCAAATTGTCTTTGGTTTTGCAAGACTCTAGCCTTTTCAATATCAATCTTTTGTTGCTCTAGGTTAATTTTAGCTTTCTCACTCTCTACCTTAAATTGAAATTCTCTTTCTTGTCTTTCATTTTGAGCTTGTGCTAATAATTCCTCTTGTGACGGTTGTTGCTCCTCTTCTTCATCTGGTTTTGCTAGTAAAAATTCCTCCAAATTCCTACCCACCTTAAAAGGTCTAGATATAAAGCCTAAAAACTCATTGAAAGCTTCTGGCTGTATCATTCCAGCTTGCAATAAAGGTGTGAATTGTCCAGCGAAATTAGTTAATGTTGCTATAAATTCTATTCTATCATTTTTATCTTGTTGCTGGTCAACTGATATAGTAGAGTCGGTCTCAATATCAATAGAGAATGATCTTAGTGCATCATCTTTTAAAACTTTATCAACCTCTTTAACTTGGTCAAGACTCATTGCAAAGCCTTTTAACTCATTTTGAGCAATATCTATAGTTTTATTAAAGCCGATTTCTGCTTGTTGTTTTAAAGCTTCTATCTGTTGTACTTTTTGCTCGCCTGTTATATTTTGAGGTAAATTATTAATAGCCTCTTGTAATAACATATTTTGGTTATCTTGTGCAGTTTGTGCTATTGACTCTAAATCTACTATCTGACAATTACTAATTTTAACTAACTCTTCTATTGTGTAGTTTTCAACGATTAATTCTGCCATAATCTCAATAGTATCACGAATTGCGATTTCATTTGCTCTTTGCAATGGTTGTATTCTACTAATAGCAAAATCACCTTTCAACCTTTGAGCTGTCGCTGTTTCTGATGCTATGCTTACACCTCTTACAATATCAGATAAACCTGTGATTTCTCTTATATTGTTAATAATTTGAGCTTTTTGATTATTAAGTAATGTAATCGTATTTGCGATAGGTACTATATCTTTTACAAATATTTGATCTTTAATGTTAGAGGTGCTAACTCCCGATAATGGTGCAAATTCTCCATCTTCTCCATTTAGCAAGTTTTCTATATCTTTTGCCTCGCTAACTGTATTATAAACACCTGTATATTTAATCTGCTCTGTTAGTGATCTAATCCTATTATCAATAATATTTAATTCCTCCGCTTGTGATTTATACATTCTGTAAAGAGGAATTGGTAATAATGATGATGGGTCGCTATCAGTACCAGTAGGACGAGCGATAGGGAAAAAACTAGTTAAGTTATAGGGGTCTTTATCAACTTGAATAACTTTTTCTTGTGAAAACCAAATTACCTGTTTATTTACTTTATCCCAAATCTCCCACAACTCTAAGCTTTCTGGGTTATTGCTTAACTCGTCAGAAGAATCCATTTCAATATCTTTAGCCGCATTGCCAAATAGATCAAATAACTCATCTTTTGTTTTATAACATCTAAAAGCAACCCATTTAAGATCATCCCAGTTTTTAGCTGTGTGATCTGTTAAGAAGTCTTTATATTCAATTCTTTTTGGATAAACTTTTTTATTAGTGTTGTCAAGTACCTCTTCGCCTTCTTCTGTTTCTATTATCTCGCCATCTTCCATATAAACACGAACCAATCCACGACCATTAATTAAAAAGTCTTTTCTTGCTTTACTAAATGTAGTGTCTGCTTTTGTTATTTCTAAAAAATAAGAGATTGTTCTTTCTAATATTTCTGATGCAATCTTTGATGCTTCGTCATCATCTTTATATCTTCTAGTAATATTAGGAGATGGTAATTTAGAATAGACCAGTGGTGCCAATGTTTCAGTATTAGCAAAAAATATATTATATCTATTCAAACCATCTAAATTATGCTGGTCTTTATAAATATCCTCATATTTTCTAGCTTCTGCAAAATATTTTTCATGATATCTTAAACAAGAATCTAATTCTTTTTTCCATACCTCGTGGAGGTCTGCTTTTTGCTTTGATTTCTTTTGATCTTCGTTAGACATAACTTTTTATTATATAATAATAAACAAGGTTATGTAAAATTAGTTTAAAAGTCAAGTTATTCATAATTAATAACTTTTTTGTTTTTTCTTATCTGATGAGGATTAAAGTTGTCCCAAAAATCCTTTCCTGGGTCTGGTACAGCTTCTTTAATATCTATCGTTATTGGTCTTGCCATACAAATATATCTTAAAACATCCAATAAATGATCCTCCAAGCTTGTGTCTAAATCTTCTGGCTTCGTTTTATCATACTGCATTATCGGTAAAGTTCTAATTAGACTCTTGCAACCCTCTGTTATGTAGATTAGAGGTTTACCATCTCTACCTGTCAGCCTGCTTCTTATCTGTTGCCAGCCTGCAACCCTTTTATTATCTGCTCTTTCATAAATACAACCATATTTTGCCAATTCTTCGGCTTGAGTCATTCCCATGTTCTTTTTACTCTCATCAAATATTGCAGGATCAGCAACTTGTTTATTCATTACTTCGTTATCTTGCATTTGCATCGTGTTTTTTGCTATTTCTGGCAATTCCATTTTCAAGCCTTTGTTAGGCTTCCCTGTCCATCCGTAATATTCTCTATAAATTATTAATGAGTCTCTAGGGAAAGATATATGTTTACCACCTATATTTATAAGACTTCCGTCACTTATAGCACCCCATAACACACCAAAAGGGGCGGAATATCCCCAGTCAAAACCTCTGATTTTATACCAATCGTGGGGGATTTCAAAATCTTTTACAATATGAATATCTTTATTGAAAGTATCAAAATAAGCTCCCTCAATAGCATCCCAATCCCCATCAAGCATTGCTTTTGCTAATGCACCACCTAAACCAAGTAATTTATGCTTATAAAGTGGATCATTTTCTGTCATGGTCGGATTATCTTCTAATTTGGCAGGAATAAATTGTCTTGTCATTCCTCCCTCTTCGTCCGACATTTGATAGATTTCTAAAGGATTTTTGTTGTCTATAAATTCACTTTTAACGAATTCATGCCCTACCCCTCCAGGATTCGAACCGCAAACTATTCTTGGTAAAGCACCGAACAAACCTTCTGGAATTTGTAAACCACCAATACGAACCCTACCTCTTAGAAATTTATAAATATACTCGCTAAAATGTGTCAATTCATCTATTAGCAATACATTAATTTCTACACCTTGATATTTGATTACATCTTTTTCATGTTGGCAATGGCATAGATGAATTTTTGCACCATTCCAAAAAGTTATTTGAGCAGTAGAATAGTTAATTGAAGCTAGGTTCTTGTTTACCATTTCAGATAATATCTGCACAAATCCACTTGATCCGTCTAAATGGTTCTTTTTCAAATCTTCTGATAATCTTCTAAATAGATAAATTTGTATATTAGGTACTTTTAAAGCATAAGCTAATGCTAAAACTCTCATGCAATGAGATTTGCCACCACCAGCAGCACCACCGTATAAGATTTCTGTTGCTGTACTGGTAAAACAGGTTGATTGTCGAGGGTGCAAGTCAAATTTCATATTATTTTATCTTCTTTTAGTTTTATCCATAGTTTAGCTGCTGCTGTTGATAAATTATTCTCTTGATAATTTGCAAATACCTCTAGCTTTGAATGACTAAAGTAATAAATGCTATTTTTAGAAATCATTAAATGATATATATTATTATGAATCTCTACTATTTGTGGTAATTCGCTCAATATTTGCTCTAATGTGTAAGTTGGAGTTGGATCCCTTTTTTCACTTACCGCAGTAAGTTGCAACCTGTAATAGTATATTGGCTCTCCATCCCAACATAGAATTACAAATTCACTTTCTGAGTCATTAAAACCTAATTCTTTTAATCTTTTACTTGTTTCTAAATCTGTACAAATCTTTTCTAGCATAGTTTATTTAATTAGATTTTTTTTAAATTCTTCTAATTCTTTAACAATTATGTCTATTTTTCTTTTACAATAATTAATTGCGTCCTCTTCTTTTAGAAAGTAATCTTCGCCTTCAATATTGATAAAGTGCCATTGATTACCATCTTCAACTTCAATAGATTGAGAATATATCCCTTTTTCTTTTTCGTAAAAGAAAGATAATTTTTCAATAATTATTTCCTTAGGAGTTAAACAGCAGGCATGAGTTTTTTTTATTCTAAAAGGCTCTTTTATGAAATGTTTTTTTAGAATGTATATTTTATCGCCTACTTTAACATTTGATTTAATTTCAGATATTTTCATGATTTTTTAATTATATTATATATTGCTTGTCTACTAATTCCGAATTGATTAGCTATTTCTTTTACTGTTTTATATTGAGATAGTTTTATTATTTCTTTGTGGTCTATTTTACGAGGTCTGCCAGCTTTCTTATCTGATCTGGCTAAACCTTCTTTTATTCTTTGGCTGTGTTCCTTGTGTTGCTCTGGTGTTAGTTTCATTTTATGTAAATATTATGATATTCTTCTATTTCGCTTAGCTTTCTATCTTTTATTACTTTTTCCACATAACTATTTAATGTTTTTGGCACTCTTAACGATCTGTCTCTATTATGATGTGCTCCGTAAGTTTTTAATTCGTAATGTGAGAAAATAGTTTTATAATCATAAATAGACTCAGATGATCTGTCCCATTTCGTGACTTTTGCTATCCATGTATCAGATTCTTCTGGTTTTGTTGCGTGTCTTATTGCTTCGCCCCATGTAAAACCTGCAAATATTCTGCCTGATCCTATCTTATTATTTATTGTCATAGTTTTAAAATGAAAAGCTTATTCCTTTTCTCTTTAAATTATCCCACGCTCTCATAGTTATTATATCTTTATTTCTTCTAGGAATATCAGGGAAAATCTTCTCTACTCCATCCGAAAGAGAGCTTAATCGCTTGTTTTCTGTTATATCTTTTTCTATTAGAAGAGTTGCTTCTGTTATTTTTTTGAATATAGTCATAGTTTTTTTATTTAAGTTTTATTTTGATTGTGGTTTTACTTGTTTAAAATCCTCTCTTTTTTTAATAACATCAGTCCATTTGCCTTTGCCAAAGTAATAAGGATTTAAAAAATAAGCTGACTCTATATCTTTAATAATTACTTTAGCTTTTATTAACTTTGATATATATTGGTTTATAGTGTTTAATTGTTGCCCTAATCTTTCTGCTATCTTTCTTCTTCTGCCTGCTGTTAATAATATTTCATTATCATAATTAGTATATCTAAATAATTCTTGAATTACTTTATCTAATCCATTCGGCAAGCTTGTTATGTCTTGTAGGTCTTTTATATAGATTTTTATATATGAATCCTCTTGAGGTATTTTATAGGTGTGTGTTTTTTCACTTTTTATAATTTCTCCTGTTTCTTGGTTTAATGTTTCCATTTGTGATTTATATATGTGTTTCATATATTATAATAAGTTTATGTTAATAAGTAAACTCTATAATATATCTATTATTTTATATTGTCAATATAAATATATATTATTGTATATAATTTATTATGTTATTATGTAAAAAGTTAGTGATCTTTAATTAATCCTTATATATTAAGCTTGAAGGGAGGTTTTTTGTTTTTCCTCCCTCTTATATTATATATTAAAAACAATTATAATAATCTGGTGCAATAGTCCACAAAAATTTATCTGCTATTGCTCTTTTTTTAAACCACTCTTGGCGCGTTTCTTCGTCTTGTTCTGTTTCATCTAATATAACAATGCAATCGCAATAAAAATTATATAGCTCGTTAAGCATTAACTCTTTTGTTAATAATAGTCTTGATTCATTATGCTGATTATTATCAGTTAAATCTTTTAATTTTTGTTTTAATTCTTCTTTTTCCCAGTTCGGTAAAATTCTCATAGTTTTTTTATTTAAGTTAATTATTCCTTAATAATAACAATGCTATTTTTACTTGTCAAGTAAATATATGAATTATTTACAATTTAATTTATACCAATTTGTAAAAGTTAGTACTGGCCTTTGTTGCTCTGTTTCTTCATATTCATAATCATAATAATCAAATACATCTTCAATATTAGCTGTTTTTAATTCCACCGCTTGCTTTAATATTTCTGGTTTTATAAACCACTCCTCATTGATTACTAAAATGCCTCCAATGTCTCCACCTATCCAATAGCCTGCAATTATTTCTCCATCGTCAGAGCCATCTCCTGCTTGAAATTCTGTTCCCTCGTTTGATTCGCAACTTTTAAGCTTTTCGTTTTCATATTTATAAAAGCATACATCTTGATAACCTGCTCTTTCTAATAATTCAATTAATAGATCATTTATTGCTTTATTATATGCTTTTAATAAGTCTTGTGTCTTGGTGCAAAATTTCATAACGTTTTATTTCTTTTAAGTTTTTATATTTCATAACGTTTTAAAAAATTATAACAATCATCCCAGTTATTAAATGTCGCAATGTCATCATCTATTGTCGCACCTGTTAATAATATTCTTCCTTTTAAGTCTGCGGAATAAGATAAATGTAAATTTAAATGTTGAAAATTGTTTTCAAAAAATTGAATTATTTTATTTGTCATAATGTTTTTAGTTTTAAATTAATTACATAGCTAAGTTTATACTATGCTTTTTTATATGTCAAGAAAATATATGATTTTTTTACATTTTTTATCCACCGCGTGAGGAATTGGCATTCAAGCCTTATATTCTGGGGGTTGGAATTTTTACTTTTCTTCTGGTGAGAGGTTTATTTGTATATCAACTTTATCAGAACTTGAGTTTGTGTTGTGTGTTTCTACTTTATCTGCCCATGTACTATCATATCCTTTGGGCTTAAATCTATTCTTCATATTAAAAACAAAAGCTCCATTATTAAAACTGTCTAATATTCCTATTGTTCCTTTTCTACCCATTTCTTCCCACCATGCTTGGCTTAATGCCCTGCCTTTTTTAATTGAGTCAACAAAGTCTTGCTCTATTTCTCCTAAACTTTCTCTATCTGCTCTTACTAATTTATAGAAAGTTTCTTTTGTAATATCTAGTGTTACAATAGCCGCAATATCGCTTTGTCCTTCCTTGTATGCATCTAATATCTTTTGCTTTATTTCTTCGTTCCAAATTTTAGGTATAAGTCTTGGTCTGCCTGGAAGCTTTTTATCGTTAAGGTTTTTATATTCTGCCATTAGTGAAATACTAAGTTATCGCTAGGAAGTATTTACCCCCTAGCATGTATAAATAACTTTCTTATTATATAACCTTATTATTAATAATCAAGAAGTGATTTTCCTTCCTCCTGCCTTTTTCTCAAATATATCCTCCAAATCTAATCTAAAGCTTTTTATGTTTTTATATAGTGGCATCTTATATCCATCAATTCCGTTTCTTCTTGCAATAAATTTACTTTTAGCTTTTTCTATTAAGCTTTGTTGCTCTTCATTTACTTTTAAGTTTTTTTTTACTTTGTAAAAGTTTATGTATTGTGTTATTCTAGTCATTTCTATATTTTATTACTGCAAATTGCTTGTTAAATCTATCTATAAAAGGCTTCCCACAAACTCCTTTGTTTTTTTTTATAAATTGTTGTAGTTTTTTTAGTGATTTAAAGCAAAATACTTCTGATTTTATGCCAAATTCTTCATGGTTTTCGGCTTTTGGTTCAAATTCTTTACTATGTGAAAATGATTTTCTTCTTTTATTTTCTTTTATTGTTGTAAATCTATATTGCTGCATAATTATTTATTTACCAGTTGATCCAAAACCACCCCTTCCGCTATCTTCAATATTCTCTACGATCTCCATTTTGCTTGGATATAGTGGTCTTATTAGCATTTGGGCGATTTTATCTCCTTTTTTAATAGTATAAGGTTCGTGTCCTGCATTATATAGAATAACCCCTATTTCTTTACGATATGAATTATCTATTGTTCCAGGTGTATTTAATACTGTAATTCCATGCTTCAATGCTAAGCCTGATCTAGGGCGAATATCTGCCACTGCATAGGCTTCTATATGACTAGAAATTTTATTATTGTATTTCTTTTTATAGCTCCACTCTTCAAGTAAATACAATATTTCATTTCCATTAAAGTCTTTTTTAGCTTTTCCGATTCTTTGTCTTTTTGAATATTTAATTGGCAACTCAAGACTAATTCCTGTTTTTACTAAGATTCTGCCTTGAGAGTATAATTTGCACTCGTTCGGCAATCCGTCTGGCAGATGATTTCGATCAAAACAATCAAGATGATCTTCGAAATTAAGATTCTGTTTATGTGTTATATCATAATTATACATCGCCTCCTCTTTGTAATGAATATCTTTTAGTTTTTCACCGCAAAAATCATCGGCATATAAATCCCATAAATCGCCCTCGTTTTCTTGGGTTGGTGCCTTTGCTGTTTTTGTTAATAGTTTTGTTTTAAATGGTATCATGATTTTTTTATTAATTAATAGGTTTTTCCTTGATTGTAGGCTTATAAATCACTCCCTTACCTGCCAAAGCGAATTTAACTATTTCTAGCATCAAGGACAGTCAAGCACTTCAACCTAAAAAGCACTAGCTACAAAATGGCAGGAGGGTATTTTTTAGTTAAAACGGTACATCATCTAGCAAATTCTCTGGCTGGTATCCGTTAGCCTTTGCCTGGTTATGCTTGTCTACCGCTTCAAATTTAGCTTTGTTAATTACTAGTTTTATATAAGTAATTGTCTTTCCTGCTTGATCCTGGAAATTATCCACCATTAATCCAATTTCTGCTTCGAATAATTGACCTCGAGAATCCAAAATTGCTCTTTCTGTTTCTCTGTCTATTTTAGACTTAAAAGCAATAAATGGCAAGCTTTTTGATATATATTTATCATCTTTTTTAGTGGAAATATTGACTTTTCCGCTAATAGATTTTTCGCTTTCTCTTATTTCAAAAGTGCCTTTTTCATATTGATTATTTTCTTTGTTATATGTGTTTGTTATTCTTAGTTTTTGCATAGTTTTTGTGTTGTTATTTTCATTGTTTTTAATTTTATCTAATTGATTTAAGGTATTGATGAGACGGTATAAACTTGTATTATATAGCTTCTAGTTCAGCTAAACAATTCTGATAATTAAAATCATTTTTAAGCATTAATACTTTTCTTTTTGATAATGATAATTTTTGCCATCTTTGAAATCCTAAACTATAAATTGTCTCTTTTTTATCCACATCAAATAAATTAGACAATTTGTTTGCCACATTCTCTGCCACATCTCTTGTAAATATTTGTTTTATTGTGTTAGTCATAGTTTTTTTAATTTAAGTTAATTATATATTTAAGTTTATAATGTAGAATGTTAAAGTCAAGCATAAATATTAAAATATTTTCTTTTTATTGCGATTTTTTTACCCACGAGATAAATCTCATCTTCATATTCAACTGTTGTCTCGTTTATATATCTTCCATGCTTTGGTTGTTCTTTGTGGATAATTTTTAATGATCCAGCTTCGGAAATTCTGCAATTTGTGTTAAATTTTTCTCTTAAAGTCTGCATTACTTCATATGCTTTTCTTTTTGTGTAGATTGCAATTCGTGTAATTTTTAATTTCTTTTCTGCATTTGCTTTTAAAATGCGATCTCTATTTTTTTTATAATATTCTTTTTTCTTTCTTGCTATTTCAGATTTATTTTTTATATAATATTCGCTTTTTTTTCTTATTACTTTTTCTTTGTTTTCTTCGTAATATTTTTTGCCATATTCTTTTAATCTTGTTTCGTTTTTTTTTCTATATTCTTTGTAGTACTCTTTTTTTTCTTCTTTTGTTTTCATAATTATTTTAATTTAATGTTGTTATCTTTTATTTCCTGTAAAATTCTTTCTATTGATTTTGATATATGCTCCATAATTATTTAATTTATTTCTAAAAATCTTCCAAAATTACCTTGAATCATCACATTTGAAACCCCAGTTCGTCCATGCCTATTCTTAGCAATTATTATTTTTCCAGCATCTGAAAAATATCCGTCCTCCTTATCTTCATTCCTATCTCTATGTAGTATCATGGCAACGTCTGCATCTTCTTCTATACCTCCGCTGCTTTTGAAGTCATTAATTGTTGGTTCTTGATTACTTCCTTCAACTGCTTTTCTGTTAATTTGTGCAAGTGCTAAAATTGGAATATCAAATTGTTTTGCTATTGATTTTAAAGCTGTTGTGTTCTCTTTTATTATTAAAGACTCGTTCTTATTTCTAGTGTCCTCACCTTTCATAATCTGGATATAATCCACAACTACCAAGTCTACTGGTTGTTTGTCTATCTGATTTTTAATAATTTGTTTTATTTGTGTTATATTTAGTCCAGAAGAGTCATTGACATATATTTTCATATTTCTCAATTCTTCTTTAGCCTCCTGCAAATCTGCTACTTCGGATTGGTTTAGGCATTTTTTCTGAATCTTCCAATTATCAATAGACTTCATGTTTGACAAGAATTTATACATTACATTTCTTTTATCTACTTCTAACGAGATAAAGAGGCATCTTTTACCTGATCGACTTGCATTTAATATAATATTTTGCCCTATTGTCGTTTTGCCGACGGAAGGTCTTGCCCCTATAATATAAAGCTGTTTTGCATAAAGTCCGCCATTTATAAGATTGTCTAATTTAGAAAATCCTGTTTCGACAAATTTATCACTCAAGCCCTCTGCATCTTCTTTGTCAAGATCGTCAAGAATGTCAGAAGTGCATTGCGTTTGTTTTTTAGGTTCTTGAAATTCTAATCCTGCAATTTTATTCTGGAAGTCTGATGATAAATAGTTAAAACTTTTTTCTTGTAATTCGTTTTTACAATTTTCTATTAACTCGTAAAACTCTCTTTTTTGCCATAATTCAATTAATGTTTTGGCATAACTTCTTAAATCAGCAACTCCATTTGCTAATTGCATTAATATCATTAAGTATTTAGAGCCTCCCAAGTCTTTAAATATCGTATTGTTTTGCATAAAATTTTTAAGTGTGACAGGATCAGCAGTTCCTCCCTCTCTTCCAATGCGAATAAACTCCTTCCAAATTTCTTGATGTTCGATATAAGAAAAATGCTTTGATTCTAAAATATCAGCTACATTTAATAACAAGCTGTTATTCATTATTGCAGTTCCTAAAATAATTTGCTCTGCTTCTTGATTTTCGTAAATAGTCATAATTAAAAATTGTATTCTAACCCATTAACCCCTAATTCTTTTTTTAAAGAATTTAATATCTTTTCTTTAAAATCATTAGAAAATGAATTATATTTATAAAAATTATCTTTGGTCATAAATAACTTTGCTTTATTTGACCGTGTGACCTCTATTTTATTTATTAATGTGTCATTCATCATTTTATTGATTAAATCGACTGTGTGTTGCTCTCTGTTTGATTCTGATTGATTATATTCATCTTTCCAGCACTCTTGATTTAACCATGTCGCAGGATATTTCCAGAATTGACTGTCTTTCGATCTATTTTTAATATAGCTATCTAATCCTGCCATGATATTCTCAAAGCTGTCTTTCTTTAATGCTGTCTTGAGTTTATTTTTAACATCACTAGGACTTTTCTTTTTTCCGTATCTATTATAAAATTCTTCAAATTGTTCATTCAATACATTTTCATTCTTCATTATACATTCTACATTTACATTTTCATTTACATTGCCTTCTGTTTTGCTTTCATCTTGCTTATTTTTTGCTTCTGGTTTGCTTATTTTTTGCTTCTGTTTTGGTTTTGTTCCGTTTATATATTTCTTATTATTAGCTTCTAATTGAGGCTTGATTAATGTAAATATTGTTTTAGATAATCCAGATAATTCAACCTCTTTAAAATTAAGAGAATACTCAGCTATTGCATTGTAAATTTCTAATTGATTTTCGTTTGGAAGTTCTTTTATTGCTTCGTAAAATGATCTGTAAAAGATATAACTATCTCTAGTATTTTGATGTGTCATTGAACCTTGTATAATATGGGCGAGGGGCGAGGTTCAAAACACCCCTCATAATAATAAACTGTCTTTATATTGAACCTAAGACAAAATCAGGGAGGTTGCTCCCGATATGTCAGTACCAACCTCGCCCTATAAAATATAGTATTTATTAAATAATTTTAAAAGTCAAGTAATTATTTATATTACTACATAATTAGTTATTTCTTTTAGATAATTAAAAGCTTCAAGAAAGTTTCTAAATTCTTTTTTTAATTCGTGTCTATTCCATTTTTTGTTATGGTCGATTGTGTGATCTGTGTTCTTCCAAACTTTAAAATTTTTACCAAATCTTGAGAATCCAAATTTTACTGCTTCATTTTCTCGATAAGAGACTAGATAATTTTCGAATTGTGATGTTGAAATATTATGTAATTCTATGCTTAAGTTATTACTAAGATTTTGTAATAATTGCAGTTTTCTAAATTCATTTTTCATAGCTTTTTATTTAAGTTAATTATTTAACTAACTTTACAATGTAAAATGTTAAAATCAAGAAAGAAGTCCTTTTTAAAATTTCCGCCCGAAAATTTTAAACAAAGATAACTGCAAAGATCAGGAGGAGGAAAACTAAAACCTCCCCCCTTCAATCATGCAACTTTTGAGGGTGCTGTAATTAACTTAAATCAAAGATGAGATACACCCTCATGGGGAAATGAAAACCCCCAAAAATATTTTAATATAATAAAAATTAATTTGCAAATAATACTTGACTTTAACATTTTACATTGTAAACTTAGTTAAGTAATCAACTTAAATATCTTAAATATGTTAAACAAACTAACAAAAAAAAT